CACCCTGTATGCCCCCGAATATAGCTGGTGCGAAATTGCCCATTATTGTCCCTTGGGTAGTATTTGCGGCGACATGTAGGTTATTGTCGCTGGCAAAGGTAGTGTTTGTTTGTAGTATAGTGAAAAATATTTGTGACTCCCTTGTGGCAACTTAAGTCTCTTCTCCCCAGTAAACAGAGGAATTGGGTCGTCCATAGTGTCTTGCGGCGTGCGGAACGGTATCTCGTATGTTTGCTCTCCGCTCTGTCCATCGGACTCCCAATATCTAATGCCAATGTTTCCACCAACCGTATTATCAAATCCAACATCAACCTCAACTGCCCTTTTCTGTTTACCGCGACTGAAACCATCTCCCGCTGGAGCTTGCAACTTCATTGTTTCAAGTTCCATTGTATACTTTAATCCATAAATAACAGAGGCAGCAGTGTCGCCAAACTCAATAGAAATCCGATCCCCCCTGACTTGATGGGGTCCAGTCACAAGGCCATTGACCAAAGCATAAACATCACTTCTTCCAGTTGCTTCTTCAAATGTCTCACCAGATAAAGATGTGGTAAACGCAACAGATGTTTCAAGCGATGTTGCACTGGCAATTGAATCAACTCTTTGGGTTTCTCCATTGGCCTTAATGTAGTCACCAACTGAAAGCTCTCCAGTAAAGTCTGTACCAGATCCCGTTACGGTTGTGCCACTAGAGCTAATAGTTCCAGTCAATGTAGTATAACTGCCTAAATGCTCTGCACCAAGAACGCGGATATAGCCACTGCCCAAGTCTGGATCTGGGTTTGAGATTTGCTCATACTCAGACTTGCTCATGTCTAAAAAGCATTGGGCATCTCTTCCCCTGGCTTTAACCCCAAAAAAAGATCCTTTATAAACCGTGTCTCTAGCGAGGCGACACACCTTGCTGTTTCCCCATAAAACCCATATATCATCTCCACTGTCTCCACCGTAACAGGATGCAACTGAGCTAAATGTTCCATTACTGCCTCCGGCTTCTCGGATGAACCAAGCCTTAACCTCGTTTACGCGGTCAAAGACCAATCCGTTAAGTGCGCCCTGATTTCCGCACCAAAAAATATTGTACGGATCTTTGCTAAAGGCTGATTGGTTTACGGAGGTAAATAGGTTTTCGCTTAAAGAAGACAAATCTTCGGTATCATACCCCCTAGCTCTCCAATTATAAGACAGGAAAAAGACTTTCTTTTGATCTTGCGATATGAAAATTATTCCATTATGAGCCATTGTAGGCTCGATGTAAGCACTGCCCCTGCTTGACTCTGGAGCAATAAGGGGTGCTTCCGTTGCTTGAATGGAGTTGCCATCACTTCCCTTAATGGAATATTCTTCCCCAGTAGTGCCAACAATTAGACTGTCAAGTGGACGCATCCACCTAATTTTGTTCTGCTCGACGCTGGATATAGTGTAGGAAACAGAATCACTTGCTAAAACATTTGGAATAGATGTTCCAAAGTTTTCAAAATCATCTATTGACGAGCCCCAAATAGTTTGCTTCCTATTGTTGGTCCCGCCAAACCACAAGCGCCCTTGGTAAAAACAAGCAGCCGAAGGCCAACCCTGCACACCACTAAACGCAGCCTCAGACCATTTGGTGGAGGCTACTGTAGTTCCACCAAAGTCAAGTGGTTTTGTCCATGTAACATTTGCTATAGTTGCCGGATTGCCACCGTCAAGGGAATCAATTTCAAAAACACCCCTCACCTCAACTTGACCAACTGCTAAATGAGCTGTACCATTAACGGCGTTTGCTCCTTTTGTTAGTCGATAGAGTGCTCGCGGATCGTTTTCGTTTCCAGTTATACTGAAGTTTTCCTGAGACGAACCAGTAGCTTGAACCTCATAGACTTTTTCATACGGGCCGGAAACGCCATTAACCGATCTTTCAAGCGTTAATGTGTCAGTCCAATTTGTTCCAGTTGTAGTAAAGGTCCAATCACCAAAAACCGGGATGGTTCCAAATGACTTGATTCCACCAGTTGTTAGGTCATAAGATGCGTGTTCAGCATCTCGATCAACCCGCCACTCCCATTTGCTGCCAACGTGACCAGCTTCAAATGTGTCAGCAGATGCTGTCATTGTTGTGCTTCCACTGTAAGAGCCGGGAAGGAGTGTAGTTGTAGATGTGTTCTGGGAAAGCGTTGGAGGATACGAGTAGTCTATCTCTTCCACACGCCAGTCGGTTTCTCCATACCTAGAAAGCTTCCTTGGGGCGTGTTGCTCATTAACAAAGTACATTACATCATTGACTTGAACTGGGTGCATTGATGCTTGTACTCTTGATCCACCTATGTCAAAAGGAACTTCGTAAATGTATGTACCAGCAGTTGTTGTTTGTGTTAAGGCATGCCAGCTCCCAGGCGTAAAACTTCCGGCTGAAGTTCCACCACCAAGTGTGTCAAATGCCCACAAAGTAACCTCAGCAAAATTATCCCCAGACGCTATTGGGGAAAATGTCGTGTCCAAGGTCATGTTTAAGTCATCCGTAATAGCAACAATCTTAGCTATTTGGTCATTTCTCTTTTCTTGTATGTAGTCACCAACCTCAAACTCAGTTGTAAACGCTGTGCCAACCCCAACCACAGCCGTGCCCGTAGAAGTGATTGTTCCGGTTGCATTAGTGTTTCCATATCTGGCAAGCTCCCCATACCGATATTCTCTAGTAGCCCAATTGGAAACATCCTCTACGTCAACCGTAACTGGGGTTTGCGTTGGGCGTTCGGTTGAGCTATTAAAGAACCTGATATAGGAACCATTGGTCTCTAATATGTAATTGGTGCTTTGATTGAATTTGAACGCCAATATCCAAGGGTTAAACTCCTTAGTGTCTGCAACATACTCAAATCCTTTCATGGACTTGGCTGGACCATACTTAAGTGGGATCATTCCAGTGCAGGTTCTAAGCGCGGCACTATAGTCCTCCAAGTCTGTACGACCATCCAAGAGCGGGGTCCAAACCCCAGCGTTGAAACGATTTATTCTAGTATGTATTGCCATTATACGCTATCAGCTCCAGAGTGAATACCGTCCCAAACGGAATAAGCGTATTGGTTGTCCACTGGGCGTCTGCGTTGTAAGCTATCTGTAAATTTAGCCTCTTCAACCTTTCGCTCATACAATGAGAAAAGTCCTTCAGCTAATCCCCTGTCATCTGTAATTGCAATTGCACAAGTGGATGCGAGGTGTAAGGCAATGGACTCAACCAGCAAGGCGTCAAACAATGATGTGTCCGTTATGTCTTGAATGTAGGTAATCTTAAGGGGTGCGGTCAAATCGGTGTGTATCGCTTGCCCCTTTAGCTCCCATTCACGATAATGCAAATCCTCTAAGTCTGTGTTGCCAATGTTGACAAGCCTTAAAGAATCCTGTGGGACAAGAAACCTTCTCGCCCATGTATGCGTAGGCGCTGTTGCATCGGCTGATAGGCTAATGTCAACTTTTGCCGCTCCCCATGTATGGGAACGCAAAACCTCCCGACGACTAAAATCGTAACGAAAGGATAACAACTCGGCAGTTGGATTCGTGTCGGTGAAAATGTCAGCGAACCGTCTCTCGCCCAAGTGCGTTGCCGCTAAATTGCAAATGTCGTTACTACTTACCGCCATAATAAATAAATTAGCTCCAGGGTCCTGCCCCCAATTGTGAGGGCAGAACCGGAGAGAAAACTAGGCCGAAGCCTAGCGGGTTAATTAGTTCCTACTGCTCGCCGTAGTTCTCATCAGCGATAGCCAAGTAGAACACGCAAGAAGCTGCTGAGGGAGTTCCAGAAGTTGCAATCGTTACGACTACGTCTTGTAGGGCCTCTGTAGCTGCAAATGGAGTATCCTCACCAGCGGGGATCGCACCGTCACAGAATGACGTTTGATCCGCAGCGGCGGCGATGTCAATACCATTTGCGTAACGATCTCCATCGGTGCTGTCACCAATGTCGAGCGTTAGCGTTGTTCCACCGTCATCGTGAGAGACGTAGGATAAGCCAGGAATAACAGTTTGGCCTACTTTCAGGCGATACAAGTTAAAAGTATCCAATGCCGATTCAGTACCAGCAAGGTCGCGACGAATGCGAACCATGCGGATATTTGCGGCTGTAGGATAGGTTTTAACGCGAGAATCGCCATTAGAGCCAACCTGGTTTGTGTAATAAGTTGCGTCAGTTACTGCTGCCATAATATTTTACCTCCTAGATTAAGGTGCTTGATCGCACAGAACTTCAACAACGCCTTCTTCTTCAACGCGAGTTGCGCCGATGTCCTGCTCTGCCCAAACTTGCCAAGAGTAATTCTTGGTGGGGAGCTGCTCGACTTTCGCGTTGAATCCAGAGGTGATACCAGCTACAAGAGCGCTCTTTGTGTAAGCAACACAAGAAGCAACATCTGAAGCAACGGCAACCGTCTGAGTTTGAACGAATTCAAATCCCATGAAGTAATTAACTTCACCGTTTATCAATGCTTTAACATTGGCAAAATCGGCGTCGCTAACTTGGTTTACGTTGTTCAATAGATCATCCAACTGCTCTTGGCGATGGACGAAGTATTTCTGTTCTCCCATTGGGGTCTCATTTTGTCCAAGAATAGACTTGGCTTCAATGAGTTTTGCAAGAGTTAATCCCTCATCAGATCCGCTAAGAGCGTTAATGACCTGCTGAGAAGACGGAAATGCTACGGAAGATTCCGAAGTAGCTCCGCTAACTTTAGCGTAGTTCGTGCCGAGAGCGTTTTCAAGAACGGTGGTGTCAAACCGACGACCGAAGTAGGCCGAAGCAACCTGCACGTATGGACCGAGGAAATCGGCAATC